ATTAACAGTAAAGCTGCTAACATTAACATGACCGTTATCAAAAGGAATATTTTTTCTTGCGAAATATTCATCGTTGAATCCTGACACTCTGTTAAAGTAATGCATAAAGTCATGATAGAATTCACTGTTTGTGTCATGCCATAATTTATAATTAGTATCTATAACTGCTTTATGATAGTGAAACACCTCAAGTTCTTCTGTATCAATAGCTTCTGCGATACAATCAAAGGCACCTGCTGTCCACTGTTCCACATCTTGTGTAGGATTAGGATCGAGTGTAACCCATACCATCCGACCGTGTTTGACTTCACAATGAAGTTCCTTACCGAACTGTTTATCATTGTAGATATTTCCGGCGACACTTTTAATTCCAGGATTTATGAATGCCCTTACTTCTCCATCACCGACGTTCCAAGCAATAACGTTTTGTCCTGCAATTTGAGTTGTTCTAAAACTGAATACTTTATCCATTTCGGAAATGTGACACATAGGTATCCAGACTTTAGAAAATATATCTTCCTGCTCTTGAACATATATTTCATGAGAAGAATAAATTTCACTGCTGATATGTTCTATATTGGGTCGTTTCGTCCATTGCTTATGGTTTCTTGGCGCCATGTTTTTCTCCTTGTAAGTTGCCACTTTTCTGTTTCGAGGCAAGTGGCCAGCCCAGAGACTATGCTGCTAAGCGCATCTCAGGTGCAAAATTATCGTTTGCATTTACTTTTCGAAGACTAAAACACCAGTCGATCCTATTTCGCCCCCATCATAAAGAGTCTCGCGTGATATATTGAGTAGTTATTGATGCAAATATATTCTACACATCTTTGTCTAAACTGCCACAATAATACTTCATCCATTATAAGACTCCTTATGGTGGAGGCGGTGGGTACTGCCCCCACGTCCTGTATGCCCTCCGACATCTTCTATTTTATTTATATATTATATCATACTTTAACGTCTTTGTAAATATAAATATACATGAGAGTGGAATTAATTATTATATATCTGTGAATTACATCTATCTAACCATAACAAAGGTAGATCAAGATGCCAGTGGCAGAGATTCTAGCAGGAATCTCACTCGTAAAGGCGAGTGTCGATTTCATAAAATCAAATATCGATACAGCAAAAGACGTAGGTGAAATAGCAGGTGCAATCGACGGATTATTTCGTGGATCTGAAGATGTGCAAAAAAGTAGAAATAAAAAATCAAAACTTGGATTAGCAGATCAATTTGGAATTAATAACGTAGCACAAGAAATGATTGATGCCAAGTTAGCCGAAGAAAAAATGCATGAGATGAGAACTCTCGTAGATCTTCGGTTTGGCCCAGGAACTTGGCAAAGTATTGTTGATGAAAGGTCAAAGCGAATTGCAGAAGCAAAAGAAGCAGCGCGTCTAGCTGCAATACAAAAAAGAAAAGAAGACGCAGAGTTTTGGGAGCAAATTAAGATGATTGCTATTATAGGTGGAGTAATTGTTATCGGAGCAGGTGCATTTATTGCAACTTTAGCGATTACATGATTTATTTGTTTTGGATCATAATGGTGTATTTCCTCTGGTGTATAATCTTTGGCACATATGCATATGAGATGATTGAAAGATTTGATGTACCATACAAGCAAACTGAACTTGAAAAGAAAACAAGAAGTATAAAAGACAGGTATACGGAATGGTCTTTGCGTTACTTATCACAATAGGTGCTAATGTCTATAACTATGATCACTTGTCATATAAAGACTTAGAAACCTGTGAATATCACAAAGGTAAAGTAGAACAACTTTTATTTTACACTAAAGAAGTTACTGTGACGTGTCATGAACATGAAGCTGAATAAGAGCGTAATGTAGGACCTTCATAAGATCTTTTCTAGCATCGTTATCTGTACCCTTCTTACCATATCGTTGAGCATACTTCAACACATTACCAATACAAAAGCCTGTTCCATGGCCACCGTCAATAATAAACTCGGTTGCCTGAAAATTGTTTCTAGAATAATGTTGTTGATATGTTGAGTCAATATATTCCTGAAACTCTTCAATCAATTCGCGCTCATTAAACTTATAATGAGGAACTTCAAGTTCCTCTGTATCATAATTATAAATCATTCCAACTCCTGAAATATATTAAACCCATTATTTGCTAACTCTATAGCATCTCTATGTTTCGGTGATAGAGGTTTGAACAATTCATCTCTCCTCCACAGTGAGAACATAAAATCAATCGCACTTTGCCTATCTATATGTGGCAACATTACATTCGCTTCATATCCCATTTGAATCAAATACAATGCCCAATTAGGTTCTGTAAATAATTTCTGATTATTTGGTCTTGCTCGTACTGTAAATCTAGGATCTTTTAACCATTCGATATAGTCAAGCATTCTATCCGATTTCACATGCGTTTCTTTTACATAACCCCAAAAACCATATTTTGTTTCATCGTTTCTTTCAGTATCAGCATAGTGTAAATTAATAAAGTCTACACAATCTTCATACCAACTTGTCATCATATGATTGTAATAATCTACATCTTCTTTATGATATGTAAACCTATTTGCAAATGCTTCAACAGCAAGTAACACACCTCTTGTAGCAGACTCAATACCTGTACTCTCGAGCGGTTCTACGAATCCACCAGCGAGTCCAATCGATATTACATTATTCTCCCAAAAGTTTTTGATGTAATACGGTTCCCAGTGTATCATTCGCAAATCATCAGGATTTACTCTACCTTTCCAATGTTCAGCGAAAGATTTACACGCATCATCAATAGAAGTTAAATGCCTGTTGAATACAAGACCAGAACCATATCTCGTTTGAGTGGGAACTTCCCATATCCATCCGTGTTCCACAGCAGGGCATCTTGTATATGGTGTAATTTCATCATCCGATTCAAAAGGAACTTGACAAGCAACTGCGGCATTTGTAAATAATCTACCATTACCGCAAAGGTCTACACCATCCTGTTCTTTAAGGACAGAAGCAAATCCAGTACAATCAAAATAAAAATCCGATTCATGATTGCTTCCATCTTCTAAGTCGAGTGATTCAACGAAACCTTCTTCATTCCGGTTTACTTTTACAACACCTTGCTTTATAAGTTGAACTCTATTACAACTTTTTTGTAACCACTGTACAAGTTTACCGCAGTCTAATTGAAAGGCAACTGACTTTGATTTAATATCTTGTAGAGGAAGTCGATTCTCTTGTATGTGACCCCAACTAACCAGACCATATTGTTTGAAATCATTATCTTGAAAATTGGATATCCACAAATCTTGTAGTGATGCTTCAGGTAAATCTAGATTCTGAAGAAATGGGTGCCATATTGTATGACCCTCTTTTTTCCAGTTGGGGAAAAGAATACCTGCTTTGAATGTCGCTTCAACTTCAGAAAACCAATCTGTATGCTGTAGTCCACATGCTTGCATGTAATTATCAAAGGACATAACTGTTGCTTCACCGAACCCAATAGGTTCGCCAGCATTTTTGTCTATAACTGTAACAGGTATATTATAATTTGTGTCAAAGAACTTTGCCGCAAGCCATCCAGAAGTTCCACCACCAACGATTGTAATGCTTGTAATTTTTTTCATAGTAACCTATTATATCACATTTGCTTCTTATTGTAAAGCATAAAATTCTGAAATCATTGGGAAGATTGGTTCTAGTGCTTTTCCGCATTCGAGCGCGAGTTCTTTGTGCTCTTTCTGCGTTCCATGCCCAGAACGAAGTTCGACATAGTGGATCCATGACCGAATGGTTCCATTGACATATAGTCGAGAGTTCGTGATACCCTCTGGAAGTACAGAACGAGCTTGTTCTTTAGCGATGCCATTTTCGATTGCCCATTTATAAGATTCTTTCGACTTATTTATAACTTCTGCTTGTTGCTGCAACCAAATTAATTCTAAATCGGCACGTTCATCACTATCCATCATATCGGACAATTCGATTGAATTTTGCCTATTCTTATTATCTTGAAGTCTCGCTTGCCTCAGAGTAAATTCTAAATCGCTAGTCGGATCAGCATATCGCTGAGAGAATTCTTGAAATGAAAACGATCTATGTCTTAGTAGTTGTCTGGCAATATCTCGAGTCGTTTCTATTTCCAAGCAAGCACTAACCATTTCGAAGGGCGACCAGTGTTTTTCTCGGATGAGGTATCGTAATAATCTTTCTTGCGTTTCGGTGTTGTCTTGGTTCGATGGATTCGAGACACGGGCGCAATACGCAATAATGTCCTGGAGACTTTCATCTTTCTCTCCCTTCGAATAACTAATCAGTTTTACTTTCATCGTCATTCCCTATCTGGTCATATATGTTTTCACGAACGTCAATCACTTTTTCACTTTGGATTATATTTATGATGAGTTCTGTGAGTTCTTTTTCTTTTTTTAAAAAGAAAAGTTTCTTTGTGATCTCTTCAAGTTCTTTTTCATAATATTGAATTTCCTTTTCCTTACGAAGCCTTTGGTCAATCAAGTCTGTAATAAAAAGAATCTTGCGATCACTCATATTAGGTCGCTCCATTTTTCAAGTTCTTTCATGGATTTAAAATACCCATAACATAATTCTCCGCAGCATCCTCTGCATAGTATTCACTATGATCATATAGTGGTCGAGTCTCAATAAGATCTTCGCCTTTGTACATCTCGATATAATATCCTTGTTCATTCTTCATGACGTGCGCCATTCTATCAGAATATTGATTGTCGCCCCAATATGTGCTTAACTGTGGACCTTTGTAAATCATAGTTTGAAATCCTTAAATTTTGACATTTCCTGATGAGTTTCTGATTTATCAAATACAGGTGTATCGTCTGTTAAACTCTGTTCGCTTTCATCTACATCATACAACCGCATTTTTGATCTATCTACACCGATAACAAATCTCTTATTCATAGTCGGGTCATTATATCTATTCTTCAACTGTTTAACCATCATCTGCCCAAGATTTTCAAGTTCTTCAGTCGAGATAAGAGCGAACATGAGGTCGGCAGTCGCCGGAAGTCCAAACGATTCAGACGTATCCTCCAGTCCAACATCCGAATTCGAATAGCCAGAACGAGTAGTCTGAGTCGCACTAAAAAGTGGGACATTGAACTCGACCGCCAAACCACGGAGTTCCTCTGCAATCGCCTTAATATAGTTGTAAGAATTGATAGCACCGCCCATACCTTTCATTCTTGATGATGCGCATATATTTAGATAGTCAATAAAAATGATATCTGGTTCAAATTGCCTTTTGAGTTTCAGTTCGTTAAGTAATGCGCGGAAGTGCCCAGTATGTGCAGATCCTGTAGGATATTCTTTAATAATCAGTTTCCCTGTAGTTTTACGAGCGATGTCTTCAACTTTAGTTCTAAACATTTCTCGTGACAAGTTATTTAACTGATCAATCGGAACGTTAAGTAAGTTCGCATCAATCCTTTCGGCGATACGTTCTTCTGCCATCTCCATAGTAATGTATAGAACATTCTTACCTTCTACCAAAGCACCAGCAGCGACATGACACATAAATAAAGACTTGCCAACGCCAGTACCTGCAAGGGCAATGTTAAGTGTTTTATTTGGTACACCACCCTTCGTAATCTTGTTAAAATACTCGAGATCAAATGGGATACGATCTTCTTCGGTGTGATAGAAATCAAAACGTTCTTCATAGTTTTCAACATAGTCGTGACCCACATTAGTATCAAATGCAACACCAAGTGCTTTACTCAACAGATCAGGCAATGCACCTTTGGTCATTGTTTCGTGTTTGCCATCGATAATAGAGATGGATTCCATAATAGCATTATAGATCGCTCTATCCTGACACCACTTCTCTGTATTATCTATTAACCATTGCCCATCAATTTTTTCTTTAGAAAATAATTGTGGAATAATATCTACAGCAATTGTATATTGTTCACCAGTCAGTCTATCCGAGTTATCAAGTTCAATCTTAAATGATTCGGCAGTCGGAAGTTTATTATATTTGCCAACATACTTGCCTGCTTCTTTAAATAATATACGATAGACACCCTCAAAATAATCTGGTTTGATGAAAGGAAGAACCTTCCGCATATATTCTTCATCGGTTAGAAGATTTCGTAGGATAGTCTGTTCAAGATTAGTTTGCAAGTCTTACTCCAAAATTTTATGATATCGATATTATACCTCATTCAAATTTAATTGTAAAGATAATAATTATCGTTCTAAATAAATATTCCAACTGATACTCATCCTAGTCGAATCAGTTTCATTTACATAAACTCCATGCGGCATCCACCCAGGAAACATAATCATTTGCCCTTCCTTTGGTGTAATATCTATTCTTAGGTGTTCGTGGTTATATATTTTGCTACTGTGAGCAGCGAGATTAGGATTATCAAAAAAGAAATCACCATCATCTCTACTTGTTTTAAACCAATAAACACCAGATATATCGGCATCACCATGATTATGAACTATAGTGAATTGCCCTTTAACGTTTCGAGTAATCCAAGAAGTTTTGGTATATTTTCTTTTCCTATGTCCAAGAGCATTCAAATACATTGAGAGAGACTTATCTATGCTTTCTTCTAGATAGGTCAATCCGAAATCTTTTATATGATCCTCACCGAAAGTTTTTGTACTTAGGTCGTGAGAGTATCCCCACTGTGTAGTGGGGTGAAACTCAACAGAATTTTCTACAGCATCAAATATTTGCTCTTGACATAAATCAAAATTATCAACATATGCCGAGTAAGCTTGAACTGGAAAAATATCTACAAGTTTCATTACTCATCAGACTCTGTGATAACCGCAGAAGAATTTTCTACAGCATCTTTTAATATTTGCTGAAGAACATCACCTGCCCACATTTGCAAGTCTACATCTTCAGAAGTTAAGTTTTCATCTGGAGAAGATTCTACAAAGAAATCGAAGTTTAGATAAGCATCTTCATCTCCATCTTCTACATCAGTTCCTTTATCATTTGCTAGACTAATCGTGCCATATTGAATTACAGTTTCATTGAATGGACCTTCTAGAAGTCTAACTTGCCAATGTTGATCACCAGCACTTCCGGGAATCAACTGATATGTAACGTTTTCTTTATGCGGAATCGGCGAGTAAAGACTCATGATTTTCCCTCCCTCCGATAGCGAATTTTTCCTTGATATAACTCGTGAAATCGGTTTCTTCAAAGATTGGTTCCCAGAAGGAGGGTTCCAAAGTATCCTTCTCTCGGACTTTTGGGTCGACCAGTTCTCCAGTCTCTCTATCAACACGGCAATACCAACCATTACTAGGCTTAGCAACATAATTGCCTGATAAAGCGACGTCGAGTAGACCACTATGAGATTGCACACCGCCATCCCAAGAAACAGAAATAGGAATTTTTGATTTTTCCCTAACATATCTCGATTTCTCCACGTTAATTACAAAGTGATAACCTTTGATCTCTGTACCAACTTTATCTTGCTGGCGACCAAGGATCCAAATATTATCAGCAGAGTAATAGATTCCTGTACCACCCGAAACAACTGCTTTCGGGAATAGTCCGATCTCCATATATGTGTGATTCACCGCGATCATCGGAATATCTTTCATATTCAGATAAGGTGTACACATACGGAATAAACCCTTCAGTGCTTTTGCTCGCGACATATCAGCAACTGATTTTTCATTGATAGCATCATCTAATTCTTTTTTAGAAGCAAGATTACCAACTGAATCAATCATGATGATAACCTTATCACCACGATCAATATTTTCAAGTTGTGAAATGATATCAAATTTAAGTTCTTCTACGTTTGTAATCGGAGTGTGAAGGACACGAGAAGTGTCAATATCAAACTGCTCAAAATATGATTGAGGTGAACCAAACTCCGAATCATAAAAAAGTAAAACCGCATCCTTATATTTTTTAAGATAAGCAGACGCCATAATAAGACCGAATGAAGTTTTAAAATGTTTGGATGGACCTGCCAACACAGTAAGTCCTGGCGCCAAACCGCCGTCGACAGAACCAGACAAGGCAACGTTAATCATAGGAACGTCAGTTGCTACCATATCTTTTTCTGTAAAAAATTTAGAATCAGAAAGAATAGAAGTTTCCTTCACCTTACTGTTCTTTTTTAGTTTATCCATAATACTCATGGGTATCTCCCTTCAATATAATCTCTAACGTCAACTGTTGGTTCCCAACCGAGTTCTTTTAAATATGTGTTATCTGCAGTATTATCTTGTGCCTCACACTCATATCCTTCAAAAACTTCGATGGCTGGATATTTTAATCGGGCAAGATCTAAAACAACGTTATTAGTTCCTGTTCCAATATCATACGCATCTCTGAGAGGAACTCCAGGGAATAGATGTGGGGATAACATTTTAAGCATGATAAGTTCTATCGCTTTGATAACATCATCCACATGAATGAAATCGCGCAAATGCTGAGTGGCATACTTTAATTCACCTCTCATCAATTTACCGACAAACATAGTATCTCTCGCCCCATCACCATAGACAGTTGTAAATCGTAAACCAACTTGTCCAGGAAAAGCAGTTTCTTCATTCACTTTTTTACTAATCCCATATGGAGATTTATGCCAAGCATGAATACAAGATGATGAGGCATACATCAAAGGAATACGCAAATGATGACAAGTCATTTGAATGTTTGTAGTTGGGGTGACATTGTTATGCCAATATTCATCTGGATGTTCAATACTCCTACGAACATCAGCATCTGCCGCGAGATGGATAACGAAATCAACATTATCTAATGTAAAGTCGTGAATGTTTTTTCCGATTTTTCTATCCCACGGTATGATGTGATGTCCGTTTAGTTCTAGGAAATTTTTCAAGTGGTAACCGATAAACCCACTTGATCCTGTAATTACAATATTCATATTACCTATTTCTTTCAATCATAAAGAACTATTATACTATAATATTCACACAAAGTAAATACCTATTTCTTCAAATCATAGATCTTTTGTTCTTCTGGACTTGTAGCATATGTTTGATATGCCATGTCTGTCTCAAGTTGTTTTATCCTGTTTTTCAATTCTTCAATTTCTTTGGTCAATCGCATATTATTGTATTCCACATTTTCACCAACGATTTTACGTTCTAAATCATACTGTTCTTTAATCCAATCTTGAATTTGAGACATTACGTTCTCCCTGATTCTGACACACGTTTTCTTAAATCACTTGACGAAAACCTGTGTTCTCTTTTGTTGAAATGTAAATCGATATCCAATCGTCTACAAATATCTCTCCCAGTAAATTCTTTATCACGATATTCATCACCAAGAATTCTAATATCAATATGATACATTTGTAAAATATCTTCTAAATCTAATTCTGTAGAGTATGGGATAATCTCGTCCACATAACTCACAGCTTTCAACTGAGTGTAACGTTCTACAATCGTTTGAACTGGTGCATTTTTTTCTGGACGGTCTACACTTGGGTCGACTTGTAATCCACAAATTAAATAATCACAATGTTCTTTTGCTTCACGTAACATTTGTACATGACCTGCATGTAATAGGTCAAATGTGCTACAAGTAAATCCTATTTTCATTTTATTCTCATGTATAATTAAATGCTATGGAGATCCTAGAATCATCTTCATCTTCAGTGATGTTAGCATCTACTCTATGTTTTAACCATGGTGGGAATAATATCAATTGCTTTTCTTGTGGTGTCCAAGAAAATGTTGACCAAGAGTCTGGTGATTTATTGTTACCAGCATATTGTTCCCAAACGAACTGGCAACCATCGTTTCTGCAAAAAACAATATTACCACTATTCTCAGGAACTTTTAAATAAAACGTTCCTGATACGATTGATCCTGGATGATCGTGTTCGATATTGTAAGAATGCTTTCTGTTTACATTTATCCAAAACTGAGCGATCTCTGGAAGTTTTGGTATACCAATAAATTTATAATAATCTAAAACATGCATATCAATTTCATCGATGATAGGTTTGAACATTTTAGGAAACATTCCTTGTGTGTATCCTAATGATTGCCAACCCAATCTATTTGAAACTTGTCTTCCAGAACCACTTTCTTCTTCGTTGTGGATAAAATCTACAAGTTCATCTTTATCATATTCACAACTTAGTTTGCCATGAATTATACTAGTAATAAAGATATTTTCTTTTTTCATCATGCAAAGAACTCTTCTAATGTACTTTCAACTTTTTTATATTTACCATTAGATCTATCCTTGAGTCTCAATTCAGCATGACCTGTGGTTTCTCTAATGTATTTAGAACATAAGTCAGGATATCTACGAACTAATTCATCTGCAGATTTATCGATCCTCTCTACAGTCCTTTCAACTTGCATACCCCCATCCTCTGTGTAGTATTTAGAAATGACTGTAATATTATCTAGTCTACAAACAGATCCGTCTTTTACATAATGCTGTAAAGTTCTTTCGAAATCTTCTTTATCATCAAGTTGAACATATAGATCCGGATCATGACTGTTGATATTACCCCAACAAGAACCGATGCAATAATACAACCCAACCTTTGCTTCGTAGTTCATAAAGAAAGCATTTGATGCCGCATACACGCCACACAGACTGTTGTTATTTTCTTCCATAAGTTTTTTCATTGGAAGAAATACTTCAGACATGACGTCGTCGACATCAATCATTTTCTTTTCGTTGTTAGGATCTTTCTTTTTAAAAGAAGATAAGTCATCGTCAAGGTTTACTACGAAGTCGCCATCATCAAAGTAATCTCTGATAAAGTTTCGGATAGCACCCATACCGACTACACCAACAACGATGTAGGAGTATGGGGAATCCTTGAGTGCCTCTGCGTATGCTACTCGTTCTTCTTCATTAGCGACAAAGATAATAACGTTTTCTGATGGCACATTATATCGTTCCAATAATGCAGCAGTCTTATCTCTTAATGTATTTGCCCTTTTGTAAGAAGGGATCGCGATCTTCATAATGTTACCTCATATTAAAAAAATGCTTCGAGTGAAGATTCTTCCTTTTTGTTTCTGGTTACCAAACCATCTTCATCAGTCAAACCTTTAGATTCGAGATATGATAACCACTCATCTTCTGCCCACATACCTTCAGACACACCATTCCAACGGTCGCGCCATAGTTTGTGGTCTTTGTTACGTGATCTCTCAGTTACATATTCACGTCTGGCATCCTCATACTCTTTTGACTTGAGTTCTTGCATACCATCGCGCATGTATGACACCATAGAGATACGTTCCATATCTTCAATATCTAGTCCTGCTGGTGGAATCATTTCTGTATTACCATGAATGATACCAGCGTTATCTACAAGCAATGCATCACCAGGACGTAGATTTACAGCAATCCGATATTCGGGCAGTACAAACAAACCACCTTCCCATCCGATATCACCTTTAGTGACTGTAGACAAGTTAGAAAACCCAGGAGTATAGTTTGCTCCATCACGATGCGCAGTTGTGCGATAATTTTTGTTTACAGTAATGGTTGAAAATGCTGTATCCTCGGCAACGATAAACCGTTTATCAATGGACTTGGCAACCTTTTTCTGACGACCGTATCGTTCAGGAACGAGTTCAGCAAACAATGAGTTTAGTTTACGCATATATGGATAGCACAGTTTAAACTTATCCATATTCAATTCGGTATAGTTGGTTGCTCTACCATATGGAATACGAGGATACCGATCATAGAAACCTGCGATACCGGAGTGAATCGCCGCAGTATATGCAGTGTCAGTGATAAATGCTTTGATCTCTTTTACCTTTTCGACAGTAAGTTGATTATTCTTTACCAAGTCGATAAAGAAGTTTTCATAAACATATCCTGCCTGATCAATCTTACCTCTATGCCAGAGAACTCCACGTTTATCCCAGTGAAAACTGAGTGAACCGTGTTTAGCGACATACTCATCCATAATATCTTGCGGTGTTTTACCAGTCAAATCGCCATTCAATACAAGGTTCATGATATCGTGTTGCCATGGATAAACCCAGTCACGATTACCTTGTTTCGCATCGCCGATAGTACCAGTAGAAGTTCCTCTGTTATTTGACAGAGTTGCTGCACCTAGCAGACCCTCGTATGCTCCATCCATTTCTTCTTTCGTAAATACATTTTTACGAAACCTGAAACCAAGATTAGATTCATTATTAAATGCACCGTCAATAGTTGCTACTGGTGGGGCATAGAAATCCATATCCTCATCTACAACTAAATCGTAATGCTCATCTGTCATAAAATCATTGAGCAGATATTCGCAATCAAATTTATGTTTCGCTGTCAATGTGCGAATACCATTAACAACTTCCTCTGTAAAATTGCTCATGCAATCCTCCTTATCATTGGTATATTATACCTCAAATCTGTATTTATGTAAAGAGAAATTTCTACCTCCCTAGAGAGGGTGAGGCATTATGCCTCATCCCAGTTTTGGATTGCTTCACGCTGAACAATCTCAAAGTAGATGTCAGTCATGTCGCTCTTCATCGCAATCATTTCTGCAGAAGTCAGACGCTTCATGTCATCAAGGATGCGTGTGTAACGACCATCGTTTCCTGCAGAAGCTTCCTTCCACTTGAACTTCTTACCAAACATTTTGGCAGTGGTCGCGTGAACTTCAGACTCAAGAGACTTGTGATCTCTTGTGTTCTGATCTGTGTAACAGTAGCGAATCAAGACTTCATCCTTGCTCAATCCGTTCTCACGAATGTACACAGAAGCACCGTGTGAACCACGTGGTTGACGGATCGTGTAAGTTCTAGCATGGATTGAACCAGACTCACCTGTGTAGCAGATGTCTTCGTGAATCAGATTGTCACCAATCTTCTCAACATCAGATGCGAGAGCAACTTGGTAAATGCCAGCACTAGTGTGCTTCGCATCAAGTTCTGTCTGAAGGGCATCACTTGCAGGAATCTCGGAGACTTTTCTCCAACCTGAAACTTCTACGATTCTTGAGTCATTAGTTTTCATTGCTTTTTCTCCTCTTTCAATTAAACTAAATCTGCAGCAACGTTTTCTGCATAAAATAAAACGTCATCCCACATATCTTGAGCGGCATCGTTATGATCGAATCCATACTCTGTAGCGAAATCCATACTTGAAGAACCCATTACAGTATCTGCAAGACCTTTCTCAAATACGAACTCACCAAGTTCTCCAATGTCACGCGACCATAATACATCGTTTTCGCTGTGAAGTGTAAGACCACCGTTATCGGCACCGATATAGTTAACACCTGAAGATTTTTTAGTAATGACAGACATGATAATGAACTCCTCTTTTCATTTTATACATATATTCTATCATATAAATTCGGAAATAGCAAGCTCTTTTTTTAAATTATTTGTATTTTTTTCTAATTATTTTTATACACATATTCAAGTGCTCGATCCGCTTCTTTATCTAGCGGACGGTTTGCATACCAATTACCAGTCTCCATATCCAGTTCTCTACACATTTTAGATATTTCATTAGCAGTAATAGGATATTTCTGTTTGATTGCATTGCCAGCAACTGCAACCATTATTTGGTACATTTTATGGTACCATCCGGTATTTGTGATGAGTCTGTACTCTGCCTCAAGTTTTCGTGGAAAGAAGGGACAATCGCGATAGGACGACCACACCACATCAGTGTTGTCCAACTGTCCCTTTCTGTGTTCAATAATTTGTTGTTGTAATTCTGTTGGGAGTCGTTCAAAGAAAGAGTTGCCTTTTGATTTTTCTGCATAGGGATGTTTACTCATAAGATCATTAGGATTAACTGCGTCGCCATCATGACTGAAAATAAAGTTGTGAGCACCAGAATATTTCGCAGGGATATAGTACATGCGTGATAAGTCTTTAGTTTGAGCGTCACCGAGTTCTCCGAGTTCGGTGTTAAGAGCATGCCAGAAATGTCTGATTCGGTCACTTCTAATTCGTTCTCGCACAGGGAACACCAATCGGAACTTAGGCGAATCCAATGTACTGCTAGCAGTGCTGTAACAAACGAAGCGATAGTTAAAAAACCGATTAGATAAATCATTTTGTAAATCCTCTTTAGATTCATATTCGTCAACATCAACGCAGCACCAACCACCCCAATCCACAACGTTATCATTCGCTCTTGTAGTATTAGGAGTGTATGTTGCTGGTGATATCAAGACTGCATCTTTCTTAGATCCCTTTGGTTCTTCAGAAAGTTTATACAAAAATTTCTCAAACGCATCGAAATCATCGAGATCCATGCGCTTATCAGTTTTGTTATCAAATATGTTTTTGAATACAGTAAGTGATATCATGATAAAAATGTATCCAGACTTGTTGTACTTGGTGTGTAATTATATAGAACCAGTTCTTTTCTTTTCTTTTGATCCTTCATATAATTACCGACTGACCTCATAGTATATGTCAAATCAAACTCCTCGTGAGTCCAGTCATTCTCATCAAACCTTTCCTTTACCCATTGATCTGAGTTATAGGATATAAGTTGATCAGCATTAGATTCATTGCAATATTCGGCAAACTGATCGTGATTAAAACCTTTGTGCATACTACCTTTCTTGCCATATAATGTATCCTTGATATCATAAGGCGGATCTAGATAAACAAATGAGCTGTCAGCGTCATTTAATAATTCTTCGTAAGATAGGTTCGTTATCTTCCAGTTTTTTATTAGTTCACCATATCCCTTTAGATTGTTGATACCTTTGTATGTAAAGTTAGATTGTGAAGCAGAAGCACTGAATGAAGATGACTCAGTCAATCCACTAAATGAACATTTGTTTAGAATCCAAAAACGAATAGCACGCCCATATTCATCGTGATCTTCTTGTAAATATTCTTTACACTCTAGAAATAATTTTTTAGCAGTTTCTGGAGTAGGATGATCCATCTTCAACTTTAGTATCGCCTCACTCATTTGAGAACCATGTGATTGAAGATGAATCCAAAAATTATAAAGATCCCAGTACAGATCATTCACCCACACTTTTACGTGTGGATATTTTTTAGTTACAAATAATGAAACCGAACCACCACCCAAGAATGGTTCGCGAAACTCATCGTAGTCATTCATGTCTGGAAAGTAAACGTCAAGTTTGTTTACTGCTCGAGATTTACCACCAGGATATCGAAGTGGGGTTTTTAGTTGTTTCAAATTATTCATAATACAATTATTATATCATACTTCACTGTTGTTGTAAAGTCTTTTTTAAATCTGGAGGCGAATAATTAGCACCCTTTAAAACCTTGCCATCTTCACGATAAATCGGTCGCCCATCGGTTCCGAGTTTGCTCATGTTACTCCGATGAACTTCATTAAAGCAGTTGTCCAGATTGATACCAAAAGCATGTCCGGCACCATAAACTACATATAGCAAATCACTCAGAGCATCAGCAACTCCCACAATATCTTTTTCATCCATCGCTTCCTTGAGTTCTTCAAGTTCTTCACGGATCAGTTCATATCTCAAATCTGCAACACCTGTCCACATAGGTGTCTTTTCTACATCCTGACCGAATGCGTTCATAAAGTCTTCGACCATATCAAAATTACTCTTAGGCAAAGAAATCCTCCAATGTTTGCTGTTCCTCTTCCCGCCATCCAATAGAATCAAGAATCATCTTTAGCGGATCCAAGAAAGTTTTTTGAAATTGTAAATCATAATCTATATATTTTTCTAATTGAAACTCTTTAGGAAAATATCCTGGGAATGCCACAATGTTTTCTTTTATCGGATTCGGAAGTTTCATGTACATAAATTTGATGCGAGTTCCATTCGTGATTAACTCGTACTTGTTAGAGAGCGATAATTCTTTTATCTTCTTGTTGTAGATAAGAGATCCTCTCACATGTATCGGTGTACCTTTTTTGTAAATCATTTTTCTATCGCTCCACTCAGTAAGGTTTTTGACACCTCGTGGAAATGCAATATCTTCAGGTGGTAATGATCGAAACTCTGTTTTAAAATCACGAATAAATTTTTGTGTATCTTCTTCGGATCCAGAAATAATAACTTTAAATATCTCTCGAAACTTTGCTCGGCATATCTCTGGAGTCGAAGATTTGATTGCCTCGATACCCATCATCTTGAGTTTCGGTTCTTCATACTGCACACCCTCAGAGTTATGCACGTTGAGAATATATCTTTTCTTGGCAGTCCAGATACCCTTATCAGCGATAACCTCACGTGCCATTTCCATTCGTGGTTTATGGCAATTTAGTTTTAAATACAAATCTTCATAAGACTTAGCAAGTATCGGTTCAAAGTGTTCGGAGCATACCTTATCCAAAAACTGTACAGGATTTTTAGGATTCAGTTGCTTGACCAGTGGCGCGAAATCTACATACAAAGAATCGGTGTCAATCGCGATAACGTAATCTTTTCCCTCAGTCTTCAAAAGTTTATTCATCGCTTGATTCATAGACTTTTCTGCCCAACGAATAACCATTTGACCTGTGAGAGTTACACCCTCGGCAACTCTAACATCAAAGTATTTGAACCATTTATTACCCAACGCACCATACAAAGAGTTCATAAGAATTTTGATTGCCATCTGCTGGTTTTGCAATCTGTTTATTTCTTTTTCAATTTCATACGTCTTTTCTTTTTGATATGACTGTTCAGCAGCAAGCATCATATTTTTTACAGACCTTCTATCATCATAATATTCAATAATGATACTAGGTATGACACCATCAAATTCTTTACGATACACAGAACCGTTGGCAGCAACGGCAACGTTTGCCTCACGAACTGCCGGATGTAGAGGGTCTGCAGGACTATCATGATATTTAAGGAAGTGCTCGATAGAACCGTATGCTTGTTCAGATGGCAGTTTACCCAGAGTCTCTGGTGACATATTCCACTGCACAATAATATTAGGATATAGAGAATTCAAATCAAAACTAACGACCCAATCGTGTATACCAACCTGCGGTTCTTTAACATAACCGCCAGCAAATTCTTGCTTTTCCTCGTTTGGTTTTGATATAGAAGAAACTTTTTTCTGTTTTAATAGATTTCTGTAGATGATAGATTCCCATATACCAGTGACACCAAACGTATCTCTATAGTTGACACCACCTTTATATGCCATGGTCATAGCAAGTGTAATCAATCCCATCTTATCTTCGAGACGATCAACCAACTGCACGTCTTTCATGTTATAGTCAATATATTTTTGGAAGTCATCCTTGTATAAATTTCTCAACGAACCAGATTCATCAAATGATAACTTGCGTTCACCTAGAACCACATAGGCGATATGGTCAAGTTTATAAGATTCCATCATACCATAGGTATAACCGAACTTTTGAAATAGTTCTAGATAATCTAGGATTTCTACACCACCAAGTGAATATCCTTCATATTCTTTGTTCATCTTCTTAATTTTAAAATGCTCGACCACACCCCAAGGTGAAAACTTTTTTGCCATATCCAGACCAAGTATCTTGGCAGTTCTATTTACCAAGTAGGGAATATCAAAGAAACGCACGTTCCATCCCGTAATGACGTCTGGCATTTTTTCTCGAGAAGAATAGAAGTCTAAGAATTTAAGAAGCAGATGCGCTTCATCCTCGCAGTGAGTATATCGCACAGGTTTAATAAGTGCGGCATCCTCATCATACTTACCACACGCCCACACCCAATAAGTGTTGTCGATATTATTTTTGAGGGTGATGGCAGTGATTGGTTGATCTGCCTTTGAAGGTTCCGGGAACCCATCATCATACTCTGTTTCGATATCAATGGTGGATACATTGATGAGGTCGCGATCCCAATCTATATCTCGGGGATACTTACTCGTGATATACTGGTGCACATAATTAGTGGTACCATAAATTTTAAAACCACCGACATCATCATATTCATCGATGAATTTTCTTGCTGCACTCATAGAGTCAAACTCTACAGGTGAAACCATTGTGTCGTCGATAGCACGCCAACCTTCATCCCTTTTGGATGGGATGAAGAGTGTCGGCTTGAAAAACTTTTCTTGTTTATAAATTCTTTTGCCAGAGGCATCATACCCACGATAAAGGATACTGTTGCCCATGCGAAAAACTGAAGTATAGAATGACATACAAACTCCCAATAACAAACATAATTATATCATAAAACGATGGAGATGTAAAGCCTTTTATCCTATAGACCTCATTCTTTGTACTAACCTTTCGGCACGATTAGGGACTTGGCGATACCACTGAGAATCTACCATTTCATCAGCAGCTTTTTGCCAGTCTCGCGCGTCGACTCCTGCCTTCATTCCTTTGAATTTAGAAAGTCTTGGGCGTCCAAGATTGAAACACATGTTGGCGATGATGAGTTGGGCTTCTTCAGGCAGTTCGTTGAAGTCATCATATAACCTGTAACAGTCTTCAAGTGTGATTTGTATATCCGATTCGAACGCTGAAGCCACTCGATCTTCAGAGACTGGAGTGCCAACTTCTTCTCCATACTCGAGATCTTGTTCAGTGATAAGGTGACCGATGCCAAAAGTAGGCAACCCAAGATGATCAAGATATATTTCATATTTAATTCCCTCATCTAATTCGAGATCTGCTCTTAATTTTTCTATATTCATTACCAAGTGCCTCCTTTTACTTCCATATAACAATTGCGATCAGGCTTACTATCTGCTTGCTGAACCCAATTTAATTCTTGAATTAATCTATTGTACCAATTTTTATCATGCTCATCATGAGCTTTATTCATATCATCCATCAATTGACTGATACGTTGTTTAATATAATTTTTCTTACGATTTTCTTGCACGTTATTATATCCGCGTCTCATTAGGTGTTCTCCTTTACAAAAGAATCTGGTAAATCTTTTATTGGTAATTCACAATCACAACCATAACAAACATCATTAACGCATTCTGTACAGTCAGTGGTAAGGCAGTGGCAACGGTGGCCACATTTTTTACAGTGTCTTTCTGATCCTTGCATTTATACCTCCGTGAAAAAGGAGCAAGTTGCCCTGCTCCCCTTTATTTATTATGCGTAGGTTTCCCACTCATTGTTAGTATACGGCCACATATTATTTCCCACCTTTTTTCTGTTCGCCCTTCGGACGAAGATAGCTGTGATCCGGATCAATCATGATGCATACCTGTCAAATTGATTAACTTCTTTAATCAACATGCGTTCAACTTCAGCAATTGATTCTGGTTTGCAACCTGCTGTCTTAAAAAAGAATTTCCAGAGATTAATCATTTATAATACTCCTTTAATGTCTTTTGATTAAGAATAGCAAGAATACCCGCATAATCTTCATTTGGATACTCATGCCGAAGCATACGTGCTAGTTTTTGATTAGTTTCAATTTGTCTTGAAACTTCGATCGCACGACCAACTGCTTTTAGATGGCCGATCATCCATGCTGCAAATGCAGTAATGAATGAGCTACGAACGAGTGAATAACCCTTTAGTGCTATTTCTGTCATTTGTTTTCCCCTTATGACCGTTAATTGTAATCATCTGGGGACGCTTCTCTTCGGGAAGGACTACCTCCAATCCAACGGACAGTATGCCATCCTTCAGTTCTGCTCCAGTTACTTCCGTATATTCGGACAGTCTAAATGACTTCTTAAATTTGCGTGCTGAAATACCTTTGTGCACATATTTCTCTGGAGGTCTACGCTGTTCGCGATTACCTTCAATAGTGAGAATGTGGTCTTTTACTTCAACAGCGATATCCTCTTCACTAAACCCAGCAACAGCAAGTTCTATGCAATATTGCATATCTTCTTCTTTGACCACGTTGTGCGGTGGATACGAATCATTCGCACCCTTACTGATGTTATCGAGTTCGTTGAAGATGTGATCGAAACCCAAGAATACATTTCTCGGGAACGCATAAGTTCCAGTCATGTTTACCTCCTATGACTAGCAAGGTTAAAATGAGATCCGCGAATGCGGCATCTCTACATTCTATATATAATACTTTTTTTTAAAATTTAAATAGACTCTTTCAATATTTTTTGTACTTTATTTTTTCTTAAATCTAAATATAACATTAATGTGACTCTATATTCATTAGTGTAATTAAAAACGTTATGATAGTGGTAAGAGTTGAAAATATATGCTTCACCAACTTCGAATTTTTTACGCCAAACATTTTTTAACCAATTTGGTCTATGAAACCTTTTCCACCACTTGAACTCATCTTTATGTAAAACGCAATATTCGAAATCTTCTGGCATAATAATTGGTATTTGGCAAGTTAATTGCCATTCAGGTTGACCGTGTTCTTGCACATGACTATGCCATAATAAAGATTCTTTAGGAGCAATTCTCATAATCCTTGCCCTTAATCCTTCACCACCCAATTTTGATATGAGATCATAATAATATGGGCAAATAGATTTTAATTCTGTTTCACTAGAAGCAGAAGAATTACCTTCCTGCATATCCGAATATAATTCGCCTTTCGAACTAACCAGACAAATACCCGACCAAGCATTAGCATATTTTTTTCGAACTGGCCAGTATCTGGTTCTATAATTTTCAAATGAATATTTTTTCTCGACTTCTTTATATTCTTTCAGTAGTAGTTCATGATCAATATCGATATTTAATTTTATAAAAGGTGTGTCTCTTATAATATTTAGATCAATGGCGTTCATTTAATTCTTTTATCACTTCCACTACATTATGTGGTTTACACTTATCATATGGATTCTGATCAGCACCGAAATGAGTCATACCATCTTCAGCATCAAAATATTCGATTCTACAATCATCAAGAATCATAAAGTGTCGCCAAACTCTTTGTTTCAATCCTAAATGTGATCGATCAACATAAACATCAAAATCTGAAGATAGTTGTCCAAGTCCGTCACACATATAACCAATACAATTATGCGGTTCGAAACTTGCTAACCAAGCATCCATAACATAAGGAGAATCATCAGAACCATAAATGATTTTATCGATCCCCAATTCTTTTAAATCAGATTTATAATTAAGGTAATCTTTAAACTGTTGATTACTCTCAGGTTCAAAGCAACTAGGAATTCCTAGATACAAAACTTTTTTATTAGAAAGAACTTTATGTGTAAAACAAATATCGATTTTATTAGTAGTTTTATCTAGAAACCAAGTATGCTTATTCGGAATTACTTGGCGAATCAAGTGTTGCCATCGATCATTAAAAAAATCATAATCCATTATTTACTTCCAATATTATACTTCGGGCAAAGTTCCCATTCTTGTTTTTCTTTGTAAGGAATAATTTTAATTTGCCTCATAGGAGCAAGAGGTTCCACCGTTTTGGCACTTTCAATACTAACTAGTCCCCAATCACTCATCAATTGAGCAATCGTGTTTCTACGAGCAATATCATTTTCCTCAAGATTTGATTTCTTACCATCCAGCAAAAACAGTTCTTTAAAATGCACAATGAAATACCTACCCTGTTTGTGCAGGATATGGCATGATTGAAACAGTTTCTTATCTTTGCGGGATGCGACTCCAATACGAGTCAGTGTTTCGCGAACCTTCAAAAAATCATCTGGTTCATTAAGTGTAATTTCCAGCATTGACGCTGGTGTCCATTCAACAATTTTATTTTCTTCCACCTTTATCCACCTTCTTTTTTATATTGTTTATTTGTTCAGGTGTCAGAAGGGTCAAGGCTTGGCGTGCTTTTTGGTTGCTATATCCATAATATTCCTTGACTACTTCCAAATCATTAACGGTTTCGGGTTTCATCCATTTAGAAAACCTTTTCCGCTTTCGTATGATATTTATAAAAAAATCAAATTGTAAACGATTTGGTGTATGGTGTAATCTGTTCATCTCATTAGCGAATAAAACTGTATCATTAAAATATGATAGTCCTCGATTAATCATAAAGGAATTATAACCCTTTTCAGCGAGGTCATCTACCATTATATCTTTTTTAGTATTGTTTATCGCATTCAAATATTCAAATGGATTCATCGTCGTATTGACTCCATGGTCTTTGTACATATCTAAGAAAACAATATAGTAAGACGGATACTGTCAGTTGAACACCAAACGTAGTAATCCATCCCAATATAATTGCAACGATAAAAGTCAAGAGGAGACTGGTCTTATCGCTGCTATCTAAAGTTTTCCACTCCTCCAACATAAATCTCATAATCCAAACTTTCTTCTAACATATCCTTTGTAAACTGCATAGTATCTACTTTATTAAGATGTGAATTATTCCAATAAAGTTGTGGAACAGTTTTATGACCACGAGTTTTTAGAAACTCTTTTGCCCAATTCTGTTTTGTAATATCAATAATTTCAAAATCATATTTCCATTCTTTTAATTTTATTTTCATGATATCACAGAAATCGCAGTTTGGTTGAGTATATAATTGCATTCTAATTGAAACTGACATTTGCCATAACCTCCGTCAAACAGGCAACAACGTTAAGTTCGTGGTCTGCTACGAAAGCGTTTTTATACTGGTATTCTGCCAAAATCAATACGAGTTGTGGAATAGACTGAGGCGAAACCTTATCACTCATACGATCATAGATCGCACGAAAGATAGCAGACGCATCAGTATCTATATTATTCACGACCCAGTTTCGCATCTTTTTGAAATCTTTATTTTTCAAATGCGAGAAAAGGTCATCGAAGTTTTTATCTTCTAGATTGTTTAAAACATTCGAATCAATACTACCTGAAGCAATAGAATATCTCTGTAGTTCATTTAGTACTCGCCGCCAGTCTGGAGCGAACTTCATGATAAGTTCTACAACTGCTTTCTTATCATAAGGGATAGATTCTTGATCAAGTATATTTTCAACTCTACCAAGAAACTGTTGGCACAAACCAACCATATCTTTTTTACTTGTATTAAATTCGTATACACCGCAACGAGAATGAAGTGGTTCGATAATACGATTCTTAAAATTACAAGTAAGAATGAAACGACAGTTATTAGAAAACTCCTCAATAAACCCACGAAGTGCAGGTTGAAATGATTGAGGATTCAGGTAATCTGCCTCATCAAGGATTACAACTTTGTAACCACCTTGTAAAGAAACAGTAGAGGCAAACTGTTTAATCTTAGTTCGAAGAGTGTCGATATTACCCTCTTCTGAACCGTTGATAATAATATAGTCGATATCCAGAGTATTACAAAGTGCTCTGGCGACTGTGGTTTTCCCAAGACCAGCAGTACCAGTGAAAAGCATATTAGGCAATTCACCAGTATCTGCTATCTTTTGGAAGGTAT